ACACTGGATCTGTCTGCTGACACTGCTGACTTTGCTGGCAAGGTTCGCGTGTTCGCACTGATGGCAGAACTGGGTTCTGGCGAAACTGCTGCGGCGTTCGCCTAATTAACCTGTCGGGGGGCAGGGCCTGAAACCTTGCCCCTTGACAAACCCTATTTTTTATGATATAAGGCTCTTAACCCAGCCGGGAGTAAACCCATAATGGCACGTAAACCTGATAAGATGCCAGCCCGCAACAAAAAGAACTTTCGTCCAACGGAAAAGGGTGCTGGTATGACGGAAGCCGGGGTCAAAGCCTACCGAAGAAAGAACCCCGGATCTAAACTAAAAACGGCAGTTACCGGAAAAGTAAAACCGGGAAGCAAGGCAGCAAAGCGGCGCAAGTCTTTCTGTGCGCGGTCTGCTGGTCAGATGAAGAAGTTTCCTAAAGCAGCAAAGAATCCGAATAGCCGTTTGCGTCAAGCGCGGAAGAGGTGGAAATGTTAGCGGCACTTATCGGCCCCCTATCAGAGTTGGTCGGAACATGGATGAAGGGCAAGGTTGAAAAGACCCGCGCTGAATCCGAAGCAAAGGTTGCCAAAGCAAAAGCAGAAGCAACTATCATGGAAAAGAAAGCCACCGGAGAGATCGACTGGGATCTGGAGATGGCAAAAGGTAGTCAGAACTCGTGGAAAGATGAGTGGCTGACTATTTTATTTAGTATACCCCTTATTCTTGCCTTCATACCCGGAATGGAAACGGTGGTCCAAAATGGATTTCAACAGTTGGAGCAAATGCCTGAATGGTACCAGTACAGCTTGGGCGTTATTGTTGCTGCAAGTTTTGGAGTCAGATCGGCAACGAAATTCTTTGGAAAGAAATAATGGCAAAGTTATTCGCTACAACCAAGATAGAGAAGCGGCGTATTCGCAGACCCGGCGTTCATAAGAAGCGGGTCAATAAGCGCAACAAGCCCAAGAATTACTTCGGTTAGACATGACAGTAGAAACATTCTTGAAATGGAAGATACTTCCCCGCCTGATGATGGCGATTATGACTCTTATGAGTTGGCGTTGTGCAGAATGGTTTATGAACTTGGACAACCCCACAGCAGCACAATCCGCATTTGTAAGCGTTGTAATGGGTGCTATGACAGGTGCGTTTGGCGTATGGATGAACAACGAAGGTAAGTCCCATGAAAAAATCAGTTGAAGCACCCTCTGGATATCACTGGATGAAATCAGGTGCAGGATATAAACTTATGAAAGACCCTAAGGGTGGCTACAAACCTCACAAAGGGGCATCAAAAAAAGCCTCTTTTGCAGTTCAGAAAGTGCATACCAAATGAATTACAACCGCGAAAAACTGATTGACCAGCTTATCCTGCATGAGGGATTGGAACTCAAGGTATACAAAGATACTTTGGGTATTGATACGATTGGCGTAGGTCGTAACCTCGAAGATCGTGGCATCACAGATGGTGAACTGATGCACATGAATCTGTTGCGGGAAGAAATTCACACTACAGGTATTAGCGAAGAAGATGCGCGGTTCTTGCTTGGCAACGACATCGACATCGTTGAACGCGAACTGCTCGATGCTCATCCGTGCATGGAAAGGTTGGACGATGTGCGTATCCGCGTGTTGCTGGATATGGCCTTCAATCTGGGTGTCCCTCGTTTGCGTAAGTTCAAGAATATGTGGGCTGGTATCCACGAAGGGGATTATATCCGTGCAGGAGACGAGATGATGGATTCCCGGTGGGCTAATCAGGTAGGTGCGCGGGCTGTTCGTCTCTGCAAGATGATGAAAGAGGGAGAATAATCATGCCCCTCACCAAAAAAGGCAAAGACATCATGGCAAGCATGAAACGCACATACGGGGGAAAGAAGGGTGAGCAAGTCTTCTACGCAACAGCCAATGCTGGCAAAATCACGGGTGTTGAAAAGAAAGCGAAAGGCGGCGCAGTTGGAAAAGGTCGCAAATCGGCGGGCAGTAAAACGAAGAGCAAAAGTAGAGTTAATGAGGCTGGCAACTACACTAAGCCCGGAATGAGAAAGCGTATCTTTAGCCGTATCAAAGCTAGCGGCAAGGGTGGTCGCCCGGGTCAGTGGTCAGCACGTAAGGCGCAGATGTTAGCTGCTGCCTACAAGAAAGCCGGGGGCGGCTACCGGGACTAACCCGATGGAACACGTTTTTTTGTTGCTTGTATATCTGGGCGTTGGAGAAGACAGATACCTTGCAAGTAACGATATGTATTTCCGTTCTATTACGGAATGTAATTTTTTTGCATCGGAGATTGCAAAGAGATATGGAACCCACTCAAGCCTAGACGCAATAGACAGACGAGACAGAGCAACCGTCTATTGTATACCAAAATTTGTTAACCCGGAGAACGTAGAGGTATACTGAAATGGATCCTGTCACCGCGATGGCTACCGCTTCGGCGGCTTTTAACGCATTAAAGAAGGGTTTCCAGATTGGTCGTGACATCGAGTCTATGGTAGGCGACCTGTCACGCTGGATGGGGGCTTTGTCTGACGTAGAACAGGCGGAAAAGGAAGCCAAGAACCCGCCAATATTTAAGAAGCTGTTTGCTGGTAAATCAGTCGAACAGGAAGCCCTTGAAATTGTAATGAACAAACGTAAGCTACAGGAACAGCGGGACCAGCTACGGCAACTTATTCAATACACATGCAAGGCAGGGACATGGGAAGAACTCATCCGTATGGAAGGTAAAATCCGGACGGAAAGACAGGAAACCATGTATCGCCAGCGTGAAAGACGCAAGAAGTTTCTTGAGATAGTTGCACTGATAGGGTTCTTTGTAGTTGTAGTTGCATTTATCACGTTTATACTCTGGCTTTACATAAACCGATAAAAACTGTTGCCTAAATCAACTGTGAACTGTATAATACAGTGAAAGGCGGTTAATATGAAAAAGCTGGCTATAGACGCACTGAAACACCAATATACAGCACAGATGAAAAATGCGGAATACACCCTTGAAAACTATCTGTCAAACCCTGCTGCGATTGGTGAGCATCCAAACTTACTGGCAGAAATGGACACTGCCCTCGAAAGCTGGGTCTCCGCTAATGACAAGTTGGCTGCGATTTCCTTTCTGACTATAGGAGACATTGATGGCGTTGAAGAAGAGTCAGCGATCTTTGAAGAGTTGGACTAAGCAGAAGTGGCGCACCAAGTCCGGCAAACCGTCTACTCAAGGTCCCAAAGCAACGGGAGAACGTTATCTGCCAGAGAAAGCGATCAAGGCTCTATCGGCAAAAGAGTATGCAGCCACGACCCGTGCGAAACGTAAGGCAACGCGGGCGGGCAAGCAGGTTTCCAAGCAGCCGAAGAAGATAGCCAAGAAAACACGGTCCTACAGAAAAACTAGCTGATGTCGATTACGTCCTATCCAAATCTTGTTCGCCTATCTAGCACGGGCAACGGCAATGTAGTCACATTTGGGGGTGGCAACATAGACGCTTTTGGTAGGCTTCGGATTGCTTCTCCATTTACGTTGTTTGACAGCCAAAATCGTTACGCTATTGATGAGCAGTTTGATACCAGCACATCAGGCAGTGCCAGCACATCTCACCTGTCAAACGAGAGCAGTGTTCAGATGTCTGTTACCACTGCATCCGGAGACGAAGTTATCCGCGAAACCAAGCGGGTATTTCCGTATCAACCGGGTAAGAGTTTGCTGGTTATGGAAACGTTTGTATTTGCGGCACGGCAAGACAATCTCCGTCAGCGGGTAGGATACTTCGGGGCAGACGATGGTGTCTACTTGGAACAGAACGATACAGATGTTCGTCTGGTCGTTCGGACTTCTACCAGCGGCAGTGCCAGTGATACAGGTTATGTGACGCAAACAAACTGGAACGTAGATAAATTGGATGGAACAGGACCTAGTGGTAAGACCATCAATCTGACTACGGATCCGAAAGCCCAGATATTCTTCATGGATTTTGAGTGGCTGGGAGTTGGCACAGTTCGGTGTGGGTTTGTAATTGACGGTGAGTTTGTTATCTGCCACAAGTTTCACCACGCCAACGATGTAACATCTGTATATATGAAGACAGCTATCCTGCCTCTTCGTTACGAGATTACCGCAACAGGCACGCTATCTAGCGGAACAAGCATGAAGCAGATTTGTTCCAGCGTTGTAAGTGAGGGTGGTTATCAGCAAGTTAAGGCCCTGAGTTGGGCAAGGATGACAGCAGCTACCACAGTCACAACATCCTTTGAACCGTTGGTATCTATCCGCCTTAATTCGTCTAGCTTGGATGCTGTTGTTCTTCCCGCCTACTATACCGTATTTCCTATCCCTAACAACGTTGATTATGAGATTGCCCTGATTAAGAACGCTACTCTAACGGGTGCATCTTACGATACAACCACCTTCAACAACGTTGATTACGATGTAACTGCAACAGCCCTATCAGGTGGGACAATCGTGTTGCAAAACTACACGAAGGGAACTAACCAATCTTCAGGGGATGCAATCGTGCCAACCGGATATAATTTTGATTTACAGGTTGGCAGAACCATAGCTGGAACAAGCGATGTGTATACGCTGGCAGCTAGAACAATCTCTGGCACAGATGACATCATCGGATGTCTGGCTTTCTGGGATTTGACTGACGGGGCATAGCATGGAACGCCGTAAGAAACGCACACTCCCCTTAGAACTGACGACATCCAATCAGGATATCTACACCGTTCCCGCCCGTTTCACAGCAGACGTGAACAGCATCTATATCAACAATGCGTCCTCTTCCGCTGTAACTTTTAGTCTGGACTGGTATGAAGCTGCAACAACAACATATCATACCCTTGCGGAAACTGTTGAGTTACAACCTAACTCGCTGCTTCAGATTACAGACTACCCTCTTTTCCTTGTCAAGGATGACAAGATTCGCGGCCTTGCAAGTGCGAATAGTGCCGTTCACATATCAATATCCATAGAAGAGTTTTTTGAAACCTCTCTATAACTTGCCAATCTAAGGAGAAAACCTATGGCAATCACAACCGCAATGTGCAACAGCTTTAAGCAAGAATTGCTAGGTGGCGTTCACGATCTTGACACGGATGTTATTAAGCTGGCACTGATTAAAGATACTCCAACTGGCACATACAATGCCAGCACAACCAACTACTCTGACGTAACAGGTAACTCTGATGAGGCATCAGGAACTGGTTATTCTGCGGGAGGCCAAAACCTTGATGGTGCAACAATTTCTTTGGACACTTCCACAGCTATCGTTGATTTTACCGATGAAGTATTCAGTAACGTAACTGTTTCTGCTGATGGCTGTATCATCTACAATTCCTCACAGGGTAACAAAGCGATTGCTGTCATCGATTTTGGTGGCACAGTATCTGCTACTGCTGGTGACTTGACTATTGAATTTCCTGCTGCTGACGCATCCAACGCTGTAATCCGCATTGCATAAGGAGTAGAACATGGCGTTCTACGATTCCTCTGATGCACTCTATGGAACTGGTGTCTATGGCTCTCCCCTATACGGAGTTGTAGCACCTGAAGTTGCACTAGCAGGAGTCAGTGCTACTGGTTCAGTTGAATCAGTTGCTATCAATGGATTTGAGATTGATATCTCTGAACGTCTTACCAGCGTCAGCGCAACAGGCACAGTAGGCACACTCACTGTAAATATCACAGAATCTCTTGGTAGTGTAAGTGCTACAGGTTCTATTGGAACAGTTGAACCACAGGTAGACGAGGCACTCGATAGTGTATCTGCTACAGGCTCTGCAAAC